GAGCGACAGGCTCATTATGTGAGCTAGTAGTCAACACGTTTAAACCTATGGGAGATGTAATGAGTAAAGCAGAATTACTTGCAGATGTGATTAAAGAGAATGTGAACACGCAACCTGAGAATGATGTAGACATTCCAAAGCGGGGGGCTGATAGCGAAGCGAGGCGGTCATATATAGAGTCAGTAGAGGTAAAGACTAAGAGTAATGGACTGCCATATGGATTACATACCGAAGAGACAGATGAACCAAGCGGTAGAGACAAGCGATTAACTAAAAGACAACTACAGTTTGCAAGTAATGTCATAGACGGTATGACTCCAGTTACGGCATACATGAGTGCATTCAAGTGTGACCACCTGACAAGCGCAACGATTCAGTCGAGAGTGAACGACTTACTGGCTGATGCGAATATCACTTTACTCTTACAACCTCTCACTCAAGCCAAGAAAGAAATGATCATTAACGATGATCGGATGGCACGCAGATACGTAATGAACGAATGGTTCAAGCATTCCGAAGACATCTCTGTGCCAATCAACGTAAGGCTCCGAGCGCTAGAGCTGATGGCTAAAGCATCAGGTGTGTTCGAGACTAGAGCAGAGCAAGTGACTGAGGCTATCGACATCGACACGCTCAAGCAAGAACTAGACAAGTCTATTGCGCTGATTCAAAAGTGAAAAACCCTGCGGATCTGTCATATAAGGCTCTGCGGGCGACCCCACCCACTCCCACCCCCGCCAATTCGACACGTCTTGCGTGCCTTCCCTTACACTCGAATCCACACAAACAATCACATAAAATACGAACCCCCCTTATGTTTCACGTGAAACACCCCCCACCCCCCTATATATATTTTTTTAGCAATGTGGTAACATACCACGAACGTTTAAACAGGAGTAAGAAGTGAAGAATAAAGAGTTGACCGATAAACTAAAAAGTCTTGTCCTATCGATGATGGCGGTACAAGCTGAATTAAGGGGTCAAGAAAGGGCGGAAATGACTAGTGCTATAGCAAGTGTCAGAAAAGCCTTGGAGCTGCTCAAATGATCTCTGAGGAGCATCCTGACCTTTTAACCCTCGATGGCTTTGATGAAGCTGTCCTAGGGGTTGTTGAGCGTGCTGGTCTATTAGCGGTCTGTTATGACCGCAATAAGATCATTAGCATTCTGATGCGGGATATGAACCAAGAAGAAGCTTGGGAGTATTACGAGTACAACATTCTAGGAGCCTACATGGGCGAAGCCACTCCCGTTTATTTAGACTATATGCCGCTATGAGAAACGAAAGAGCACAGCGATGACTGAAAGACAAATGGAAGTGTTGCACTTCATAGAAGACTTTATTAAGTACCGAGGGTTTTCCCCTAGTTATGCTGATATAGCTACAGGACTCAAACTTAAGAGCAAATCCAATATTCATCGAATTATTCACAATTTGAAGGATAGAGGACTCTTAAAGGTGCAACCCAATAAGATCCGCTCCCTCGTGCCCATCGATAGAACCGTTCAGAAGATGACCTCGCTTTGAGTCTACTAAGCACTGCAGAGTTACAGCGTTACAGAAGTCTATTAGACACGCTTCCAAAGGACTCTCCTGAGATACCTAAGATTAAGGTGATCTTGCAGGAGGATCAAAAAGAGCGCTGTAAAGAGCATTTTTTATCATTTGTTAACAGTATGTGGTCTGCCTTCATACCAGGCAAGCACCACAAAGATATGGCTGATGCCTTTGAAAGAGTAGCTAATGGAACACTCAAACGCCTCATTATTAATATGCCTCCTCGTCATACTAAGTCTGAGTTCGCTTCTTACCTATTTCCTGCTTGGTTTCTAGGTAAATACCCTCAGAAAAAAATTATTCAGACCGCCCATACAGCGGAGCTGGCAGTGGGTTTCGGAAGGAAAGTAAGAAACCTAGTCAATATGCAGGAGTATCAAGAGATATTCCCGACCAAGCTTTCTTCTGATTCCAAGGCGGCAGGTCGCTGGAATACCGACAAGGGCGGCGATTATTTTGCGATTGGTGTCGGGGGAGCGGTAACTGGTAAGGGTGCGGATGTCTTAATTATCGATGATCCGCATTCAGAGCAAGAAGCCATGCAAGGCAACCCAGAGGTCTACGACAGGGTTTACGAGTGGTATTCATCAGGTCCACGTCAGCGTCTACAACCAGGCGGCGCTATTGTGATTGTGATGACCCGCTGGTCTAAGCGAGACTTGACAGGGCAGATCATTGAAAACTCCATTAAGCGGGAAGGCGATGAATGGGAAGTGATTGAATTTCCTGCTTTGATGCCGTCAGGAAACCCGCTCTGGCCCCAATTTTGGAAAAAGGAAGAGCTAGAAGCAATTAAAGCGGAGATCCCTGTAGGTAAATGGGAAGCCCAGTATCAACAAAACCCGACCTCAGAAGAGGGCGCAATCATCAAGCGGGAGATGTGGAAGATCTGGGATGATGACGAGCCACCGTTTTGCGACTACATTATTCAATCATGGGACACCGCTTTTGAAAAGAATAACCGTGCCGACTACTCCGCTTGCACGACATGGGGAATCTTCTATAAGACTGACGCTGATGGGCGGGATGTAGCCCATATTATCCTGTTAGACGCTTTTAAAGAGCGGATGGAGTTCCCTGAATTAAAAGCCAAAGCATTCGAGCTTTACAAAGAATATGAACCCCACACTTTGATTATTGAGAAAAAAGCTGCGGGTGCGCCATTAATTTATGAAATGAGGCGGATGGGAATCCCGCTGCAGGAATATACACCAGGCAAAGGAAGTGATAAGATAGCCCGTGTAAACGCCATCTCAGACTTATTTGCATCAGGGTTTGTATGGTGTCCCAATACTAGATGGGCGGAGGAAGTAATGGAAGAGTGTGCTTCTTTTCCTAACGGAGACCACGATGACTTGGTTGACTCAACATCCCAAGCCCTCCTCAGATTCCGTCAAGGCGGGTTTATCCGTATCAATTCGGATGAGCCTGATTATGATTTGCCAAAACGAAAAGTTGCGTATTACTAAGGATAGATTATGTCAATTGAAAAAAGTCTTTATCAAGCCCCTATAGGGATAGACTCATTAACAGAAGAGCCAGCACTCGAAATTGAGATTGAAGACCCAGAGTCCGTAAAAATTGGGATAGGCGATTTAGAGATTGAATTAGGCAAACCAGAGTCTGATGATGAAGACTTTGACGATAACTTAGCCGAGTACATGAGCCAAGGCGAATTAACCGAGATTGCGGGAGATTTGCTGGCAGACTTTGAAGAAGACATCAGCGCCCGTAAAGACTGGATTCAGACCTATGTAGATGGACTAGAACTACTAGGCATGAAGATTGAAGAACGTACTGACCCTTGGGAAGGAGCCTGTGGTGTATATCACCCGCTGTTATCTGAAGCGCTTGTTAAGTTCCAAGCGGAGACAATTATGGAGACCTTTCCAGCTGCGGGTCCTGTTAAAACGCAGATCATTGGCAAGGAGACAGTCGAGAAGAAAGACGCTGCGACCCGTGTTCAGGATGACATGAACTATGAGTTAACAGATGTGATGCAAGAATTCCGACCTGAACATGAAAGAATGATCTGGGGTTTAGGTCTTTCGGGCAACGCATTTAAAAAGGTTTATTTTGATCCTGCCCTAAACCGTCAGGTATCCATGTTTGTGCCAGCAGAAGACATTGTGGTACCTTACGGAGCCTCTAGTCTGGAACAAGCGCCTCGTGTTACCCACGTAATGCGGAAAACCCAAAACGAATTAAAACGTTTGCAATATGAGGGTTTTTACCGAGATGTAGATCTAGATGAGCCTACTGGCGCTCTAGATGAAGTAGAAAAGAAAATTGCTGAGAAGATGGGCTTTAGAGCCACATCAGACGACAGGTTTAAACTGCTTGAGATGCACGTCAACCTAGATTTGCCAGGTTATGAAGACGTGGACGAGGACGGAGAACCAACAGGAATAGCCTTGCCATACGTAGTTACTATGGAAAAAGGCACTCAGGAAGTCCTATCCATTAGACGTAACTGGAGACCAGAAGATGAAACTAAACAAAAACGTCAACACTTCGTTCATTACGGCTACGTGCCTGGTTTTGGCTTTTATTGTTTTGGTCTTATTCATTTGGTTGGAGCCTTTGCGAAGTCTGGAACGTCTCTTATTCGTCAGCTCGTTGACGCAGGAACCCTTAGCAACCTGCCAGGTGGCTTTAAGACCCGTGGATTGCGTGTCAAAGGCGATGACACGCCGATAGCGCCAGGCGAGTTCCGTGATGTAGATGTACCGTCTGGAGCCATTAAAGACAACTTAATGACCCTGCCGTACAAGGAACCTAGTCAGGTTCTGTACCAATTACTTGGGACTATCGTAGAAGAAGGTCGTAGATTTGCTTCCGCAGCAGACATGAAAGTGTCTGACATGAGTGCTAATGCTCCAGTAGGCACAACTTTAGCTATTCTAGAGCGTACTTTAAAGGTAATGAGTGCGGTACAAGCCCGTATTCACTACTCAATGAAGCAAGAATTACGTCTGTTAAAAGACATTATTCGGGATTACACACCAGAATCATATAATTACGAACCCGTAGATGGTCGTGCAAGAGCTAAAAGAAGCGATTATGAGCTAGTCACAGTCATTCCTGTGTCTGATCCTAACGCTGCAACAATGGCGCAGAAGATTGTTCAGTACCAAGCCGTGCTTCAACTGGCTCAAGGTGCTCCACAAATCTACAATATGCCCCAGTTACACCGTCAAATGCTAGATGTGTTGGGAATTCGCAACGCTCAAAAGCTTATTCCTTTGGAAGAAGACAAGAAACCAAAGGATCCAATCACCGAAAACATGGATGTTCTCAATCAAAAGCCATTAAAAGCGTTTATTTACCAAGATCAAGACGCTCATATTGCTGCTCACACCAATTTCTTACAAGACCCAACCACTGCAGCAATTATTGGGCAAAATCCATTGGCTCAACAGATGACCGCAGCACTCCAAGCGCACATTGCAGAGCACTTTGGTTTCAAATATCGCCAGATGATCGAGCAACAACTGGGTGCCCCACTGCCTTATATGAAGGACGAGGATGAAGATGCACTCCCAGAAGACTACGAAATTCAAATTTCTCGTCTAGTAGCTCAAGCTTCTACTCAATTACTTGCCCAAAACCAAGCTCAAGCCGCACAACAGCAAGCTCAACAGCAAGCTGAAGATCCTATCGTCCAAATGCAGATGCAAGAACTGCAAATTAAGGCGCAGGAACAGGCTCGTAAGGCAGAAAAAGACAAAACTGACTTTGCATTGCAAATTGAGCGTCTAAAAATTGATAAAACAAGGGTCGAAGGTCAGTTAGAAATTGACGGAACCCGCCTTGGAGTTCAAGTTGAGAAAGATAGAGACGCAACAGAGCGAAAATCTGAGTTTGATGGCACAAAACTAGGTGTAGAGATGGCTCATAAGAAAGAGCAAATTGATGCACAAAAAGGGCAGATAGCTGCACAGCTAATATCCGCCCAAATGAACGCAAGAAACAACTCTAACAAGGGGAATAACAAAAAATGACCGAATTAGAACTGTTGGTTAAGCAATTTGACGAAAAAATTAACCAACTAAAAGATGCAGTAATCCTTGGAAACTACGAAAGGTTCGAGGAATACAAAAGATCGTGTGGTGAGATTCGAGGTCTGCTCATTGCTCGTGGATACGTATTAGACCTCAAAGACAGAATGGAGAACTCGGATGAATAATCCAATCGACTTAGGGCAAGCAGTAGATCTTACGAATCTGCTTGATAAGTCAGACGAAGAAAAGGCAACACAACTTCCAAAACCCTCTGGATACCGCATTTTATGCGCCATTCCTGAGATGGAGAAAGAGTACGAAAGCGGTATTTTAAAGGCAGACGAAACTGTCCGAGTAGAAGAAACGCTGACTACAGTGCTGTTTGTAGTAGATCTAGGACCAGATTGTTATGCAGATAAAGCCCGTTTTCCTAGCGGTGCTTGGTGTAAAAAGGGCGATTTTGTCCTTGTAAAACCATATGCTGGCAGCCGTTTAGTAATTCATGGACGTGAATTTCGCATGATCAACGATGATTCTGTGGAAGGTGTAGTGGATGATCCTCGTGGTATTAAACGTAAGTAAACGAAAATAAGGAGTATACAAATGGAAAACTACAAGTTTCCCGATGAAGAAGAAGTAAAGTCAGTAGACACTGACAAAGAAGACGATTTTGAAATTGAAATTGAAGACGATACCCCACCAGAGGATCGAGGCAAGACCCCTTCTGAGCCAGAGTTTGTAGAATCTTTGGAGCGGGATGAGCTTGATGAGTACTCTGCGGAAGCTAAAAAGAAGATTGCTGGGTTTCGCAAGATTTACCATGACGAGCGTAGGAAAGCAGATGCTGCAGACCGTGAACGTCAAGAGGCATTAGAAATTGCCAAAAAGCTTTATGAAGAAAATAAAGCCCTAAAAGGCAAGGTTAACTCAACTGAGGCAGTGGCTGTGGACTCCTTTAAAACGAGTGCAGAGCAAGAACTGGCAATGGCTAAAAAAGAATATCGAGACGCTTATGAGGCGGGAGATGGTGATAAATTAGTCGAAGCTCAGGAAAAAATGACTACCGCCAAGATTAAATTAGATAGAGTTTATGACGCTACTCAAAATTTAAATCAAAGAAGGGCTTTACAAGAGCGGGAAAATGATGTACAAATACAACAACAGCCAGTGCAACAGCCAATTAGGGACTCGAAAGCCTCTAGCTGGCAGGAAAAAAACTCTTGGTTTGGTCAAGATGACGAAATGACCAGTCTAGCCTTGGGATTGCATGAAAAGCTTGTTAAGCAAAATGGTATGGCTTATGCCACTACCGATGAGTATTACAAGCGCATAGACGAAACTATGCGTAAGAGATTCCCTGAGAATTTCGAGAGCATTGATGAAGACGAAAAACCTCAGTCCAAGGCAAAGCCTAGTACTGTGGTAGCTTCGGCTAGTCGCAGCACATCTTCTAAGAAGATCAGGCTAACAACCTCCCAGCAAGCAATTGCAAAGAAGTTAGGACTAACCAATGAGCAATATGCCCGTGAACTTGTAAAGGAAATCTAAAATGACTACGAAAAGAATTGACCGTGAAGTAGAAACCCGTGATAAAAGCGAGCGCCTTCAACAGTGGGCACCAGCTGAGTTACTTCCAGAGCCTGTAAAAATGCCTGGATATAAATACCACTGGGTACGTATTTCCACATTGGGAGCAGCAGATCCCCGCAATCTTTCAGCCAAACTGAGAGAAAAATGGGAGCCTGTACCAATGGAAGAGCAACCAGAAATGCAACTGTTAATCGATCCAAATAGTCGCTTTAAGGACAATATTGAGATCGGTGGATTATTGCTTTGCAAGACTCCAGAAGAATTTGTGGAACAGCGTAATAACTTTTATGCTAAACAAACACAGGATCAGACGGAAGCTGTAGACAATAATTTAATGCGCCAAAGCGACCCACGGATGCCACTCTTTACTGAGCGTAAATCCACAAGTAGCTTTGGAAAAGGTAATTAATTAATTAGGAGTTCTAAATGGCTTATCCTACCGTTTCAGGTCCTTACGGATTTCAGCCGATCAATTTGATCGGTGGTCAGGTATTTGCTGGTTCAACTCGCTTATTCCCCATTGCTTCAAACTCTGGCACATCGATTTTTTACGGTGATGTTGTGCGTTTAAACACTGGTGGCACACTAAGCAAAGTTTCAACCACAGCTACCGCAACTGATGCAGTTGGCATTTTCTTGGGTTGTCAGTTTACAAACCCAACAACCAAGCAATTGTTGCAACAACAGTATTACCCAGCTTCAACAGTAGCTTCTGACATTCAAGCTTTTGTATTGGATGATCCAGATGCATTGTTTAAAGTTGCCGTAACTGCTGCTGGCACATCAACAATTTCTGGTGTAACACAAGCAGCTATTGGTCAAAATTCAGCTTTAATCTTGACCGCTGGCAGCACAACCACAGGTGACTCTTTGGCATCTATTTCTGCAACTACTGGTACAGGTACAGCATTACCTTTCCGTATCGTAGCTGGCATTCCAGAAACAGTTAATGCATCGGGTTCTTTTACTGAAGTTATTGTTAAATTTAACTTTGGTGTCCACACCTACTACAGCGCTTCTGCTGTAGCAACAGCAGCTTAAGGAGCTAAATAATGGCTATTTCACGTGCACAACTACTGAAAGAGTTGCTCCCTGGTTTGAACGCTTTGTTCGGACTTGAGTATGCTCGCTACGGTGAACAACACAAAGAGATCTACGATACTGAGACCTCTGAGCGTTCGTTCGAAGAAGAAACCAAGCTGTCTGGCTTCTCTGCAGCACCTGTCAAAAACGAAGGCTCTGCTATTCGTTATGACAATGCTCAAGAGGCATTCACAGCTCGTTACAACCACGAAACTATTGCCCTTGGCTTTAGCTTGACTGAAGAAGCAATCGAAGACAACCTCTACGATTCTTTGTCAGCTCGCTATACAAAGGCTTTGGCTCGTGCTATGGCTTATACCAAACAGGTTAAAGCTGCTGCTGTTTTAAACAACGGATTCACTAACTCTGCCGCTTATTACGGTGGTGATGGCGTTCCATTGTTCAGCACTGCTCACCCATTGGTATCTGGCGGTACAAACAGCAACACTCAGTCCACAATGGCTGATTTGAACGAAACTTCCTTGGAAGCTGCCGTTATTCAAATCGCTCAATGGACAGACGAGCGTGGCTTATTGATCGCTGCTAAACCTAAGAAGTTGATTGTTCCTCCACAGTTACAGTTCGTTGCAACTCGCTTGCTCGAAACTCAACTGCGTGTTGGTACAACCGACAACGACATTAACGCAATCGTAAACAATGGTTCAGTTTCAGAAGGTTACACAGTTAACAACTTCTTGACCGATCCAAATGGTTACTTCCTAACAACTGATGTTCCAAATGGTATGAAGCACTTTGTTCGTACACCTTTGAGCAACAGCATGGACGGTGATTTCGATACTGGTAACGTTCGTTACAAGTCTCGTGAGCGTTACAGCTTCGGCTGGTCTGATCCACTCGGAATGTGGGGATCACAAGGCGCTTAATCAGCATCTTGGCATCACAGAAGACCCCGCTCAAAAAGCGGGGTTTTTCTTTGTTTAAACGCTTGCATATATTTAAAAAAGTAGTAAGATATAGTCATCTGGGTAATACCAGCCTATTTAACTGTCCCAGCAGACGATATACCGATTAATAGGCTTAACTTGTATATAGGAGAATCCTCATGGGTTTCGCTACACACCTAGGTCCTTGGTTATTGGGCACAAATCGTTATTCAACTGGCACAACTGCTTCAACTTTAGCTAATACAGGTTGCACAGTAGTTTCTCAATCATTCCCTGTTGTTTATGGCACATTGACTGGCAGCCCAATTGCTGTTCCAGCTGGTTCACAAATTGTGGACGTTAAAGTTGTTACTACAACCGTATTTAGCGCTGCAACCACTGCAGTTTTAGATATTGGCGGTACAGCATTTACAACTACTGGCACAATTACTTCTGTTGGTTCTGTAGCATTAGGTGCTAATGCAACCACTCCTGGTGGCTGGTTAAATGTTGGCTCTTCTGATGTTTTAATTAACTACACATTGGCTGGTACATCATTGTCAACTGGCGCAGCAACAATTATTGTTACTTACTCTGTTCGTAACTCTGATGGTAGCCAACGTCCTACTGGTCAACAAAATTAATCTAGGGGGTCTAGTACCCCCATTACATCTTTAGGAGATTAATTATGACGATGCAATATGACGTAAAACAAGCGCACTTAAATTCTAGTGGATACTTTACAAACTATGGTACACGGGTAAAAGGTGTTTCTTTTACTGGATCGGCTACGGCTGGTTATGTAACTTTATTTGATGCTTCTAGCGTTCCCGTATCATCCAGCGTAACATACGCTCAAAGTGGCAATACCGTAACAGTAACGAAAGTTGCTCATGGGCTTACTACTGGCACAGTTATTGGCATTCATTTTCTAGCCAATGGTTCTGGTGTTTCTGCTACTGATGGTACATATACCATTACCAGAACGGATGCAGATACCTTCACACTGACAGATATTAATTCTCGCACCATTACAAGTACTGCGGCTGTGTATGCCGTTGGTAGGTGGATTCTTACCTACGAAAGCTTTGCTGGCGATTATTTTAGTAATACACCAACTATTCCAGGTGAAGGACTACGGGCAAATACATCGGTGTATGCAGAAATTGCTAACATGGATTCAGTACAAATTTATTACGGATAAAAAATGTCAGAAACCACTCAAGCGCAGGGTTCATATGACTTAGCAGGGCGAAAGATTATGTTAGGTCTTCCAACCTACGACTTCAAAGTAACTGCAAAGCTGGCTATTTCGCTGGCTTCTTTTTGCGTTCAAGCACAGCAACACGGTGTAGATATTCAGATTTGCAATATTTCTGGATGCTCCGTAGTGTCTCGTGTACGCAATCTAATTGCAACTGATTTCTTAAAGTCAGACTGCACAGACTTGATGTTTATTGATTCAGACATCAATTTTGAAACTGAAGATATTTTCCGCCTAATGGCTTGGAATAGCGACCCTAAAAAGGGTATCGTTGCTGGTATTCCAGTAGCCCGTAAAAAAGGCAAAGTCTATATCTCTACATTAGATACTGACGAAGAAAACAATATCTTTATGAACTACATGGGATTGGTTAAAGCCAAGCGTGTAGCCACTGCCTTTATGATGATTCGTAGAGAAGTGTTTGAAAAGTTAGCTGAAGCACATCCAGAGTGGGTTTACCACGATGAGAAGAAGGTTGGAGATGAAGTCATTGCTTTCTTTGACTTTGCCCTTAAAGATGGCGAGTACATCGGAGAAGACTTCTTATTCTGTGATCGTGCTAGAGAACTGGGTTACGAAGTATGGATTGACCCAACAATTAAATTAGGTCATATGGGCATGGAAGAGTTTGCTGGAGCTTTTGGCGAAGACTATCTATATCCATTAATGAAGTCTATTGAATCCAAAAAGGATGCTGCATAATGGCTACTAAAAAAAAGGGAGTATCTCTTGCGATTGGTCGTGGTGAAAAGTTGCCTGTATCTAAGGGTGCTGGGCTTACCGCCAAAGGTCGTGCTAAGTATAATGCGGCTACTGGCTCAAATCTAAAGGCTCCACAGCCTGAAGGCGGATCTAGAAAGAAATCATTTTGCGCTCGTATGTCTGGTATGCCAGGTCCAATGAAGGATGAAAAAGGCAGACCCACCAGAAAGGCTGCCTCTTTAGCGAGGTGGAAATGCTAAATATGATGGAACTTTGGACGGGTGGGTTAACCATATTTGTAGCCCTAATTGGATACATCATGCATGAAAAGTTTGGTGAACTTAAGCGTATTGATATTCTATTAAATAAAACAAGAGAAGAGGTGGCTCGTGATAACGTTACTAAAGCAGAAGTTGAGCGGATTGTTGAACATATGGACGCAAGGTTTAACAAACTTGAGAGTAAAATTGATGAGCTTATTAGGAAATAAATAATGCCAAGTGTCTCTAAAAAACAACACAATTTCATGGAAATGATTGCCCACAGCCCAAAAATGGCTAAAAAAGCAGGAGTTCCTCAATCCGTTGGCAAAGACTTTGTTGCTGCCGACAAAGGTAAAACATTTAAAGGGGGCGGTATGGCTAAGAAAGAAATGCATTCTGAGAAATCAGAAATGAAAATGGATGTAGCTCAAGACAAAAAAATGATTAAAAAGGCTGTTGGTATGCATGACAAGCAACAGCACGGTGGCAAGAAAACTAACTTAACCAAGTTAGCTAAAGGTGGTTCTTTCCGCTCCTCTGCCGATGGTTGCGCCACTAAAGGCAAAACTAAGGGCACGCAAATTAAAATGAAAATGGGCGGAGCTTGCTAACATGAAAAAGAAAATGCGTAAATTTTCTGAAGGCGGATTTGAGACTGCTGTAGGAGAAAATCCTAATATTGGCGAAGACACTCGTAGCAAAGCTATGAAGTACGTAGAAGGTGCTAGCGAAGAGTCTCGTGATATTGGTGCACCAGTAACTCGTTCAGCTGCAAAAACCAGCTCTAAAATCTCTCAAACTGTAGCTCCTGCTAAACCAAAAGTAGATATGGAAGCAGAAAGAGCACGTCAAGAGGGAATGGTTAAAAAACAAGGCATAGAGAGCGTTTCTCCAGAGTTAGACCTTCTGCCTATCGGCAAGGTTGCCGCTGGCACAGCAGCCCTCTACGCTGGCGCTAGGGCTATTGGCAAGAAGATTTTAGCTAATCGTGCTGAAAAAGAGATTGCAAGAACTGTCACCAATAAAGCTGGTAAAGAAATTCCTGTTAAACAAGGAAAAATGGATATTAGCTCATCGCCAAAAGCGGGGGAAGTAACCAATAAATCTGGTAAGAAACTTAAAATTAACAGAGGAAACGAAGGTATAGCGGATGATGGTGGATCTGGTGCGTTTAAACGTGGTGGATCAGTACGTTCTTCAGCATCTAGACGTGCCGATGGTTGTGCTATTCGTGGAAAGACAAGAGCTTAATCATGGCAAAATCACCCGATCAAATTGTTGCAGACATTGACCGCCAACAAAACGAAGAAGATAGAGATCTAATTCCTCGTGCTGGTCGTACAATTGCTGGCATGGCTGGCAAAGCTAAAGATTATATTGCCGATAAAATTAAAAGCATGGATCAACGTACCTTGCAAGAGGTAACTACTGACAAAATGGATCAACGTAGTCTTGAAGATGTATTTAAAGGCAAACCACCAGTATATAAACAGCCAGTTAAAAAAGCTAAAGGCGGCACAGTATCTAGTGCTTCTAAACGGGCTGATGGATGCTGCGTTAAGGGTAAAACCCGTGGGAAAATAGTATGAGACCTAGCAGGGGAATGGGAGATATATCGCCCTCTAAGATGCCTGGCGGGAAAAAGAAAGCCCGTAGAGATAACACCGACTTTACTCAGTATAAAGAAGGCGGCACAGTTAATGCTGCTGGTAATTACACAAAACCTAGCTTGCGTAAACGGATTGTTTCTCAAGTTAAAGCAGCTGCAACACAAGGTACTGGCGCTGGTCAATGGTCAGCTCGTAAAGCACAATTAGTAGCAAAAAAATATAAGGCGGCTGGCGGTGGATATAAATGAGTGGATTGGCAAAATCGCAAAAATCTTTAAAGGCTTGGGGAGACCAGAAGTGGACAACCAAGTCAGGGAAACCATCGTCCAAGACGGGGGAACGGTACCTGCCAAAAAAAGCAATAGAAGCCCTAAGCCCGCAGGAGTACGCAGCAACGACAAAAGCAAAACGAGCAGGAAAAGCACGGGGGCAGCAGTTCGTGCCGCAGCCGCAAAAGGTAAAAGCAAAAGTAAAGCCGTTTAGGAAAATATGAGTACATCTGGCGCAACTACATTTAAT